AAGCGATGGAAAAATACGTTAAGGATTTCCATCGGCGCTTTCCAAATGTTCGGATCATAGGACACAGGGAAGTAGCGGCTAAGGACTGCCCTTCCTTTGATGTACAAGAGTGGCTTAAATCCATAGGGATTAAACAATAATTATCAACCGGCCGAAAGGCCATAAAAACAAACAAACAATGAAACATTTATTTTTAATTTTGATGCTGCTGTTTGCCGGCGCATTTGCGACTACAGTAATAGCGGCTCCGGCCGACAACCCGCCGCAACCCGACGAAGCAGTTTATTCACCGGACATTATTACAACGGATTCGTTAACAGACGCTTTTCAAACTTTTTTCGCTTTAGTCGCCTTTATTCCTTTAGTTGTGCATTTTTTCAGGAGATTGATTCTTCCAAACGCAACAGGACTGACGGTGCAGATATTCAGTTGGGCAATAGGGCTTGTAGTTACTCTGGTAGGATGGATTCTACATTTAGGATTTCTTGACGGATTAAGTATTTGGTTGGCTTTATTGTACGGCGCAGGCGCATGTTTGGCGGCGAATGGAGTATTTGATACCGGATTGATTACGGCCATATTCGGGCTGTTTGGATTGAAGGGATTAACTAATAAATAAACATTAATCGAAGTGATGATGGAACACCTGATAATTATTCTGCAATGGTTAATGCCTGGCGGTATCGGCGCCGTCATCACTTGGATTGTAAGCAAAACGATTCGTAAGGCACGCGAAACAAAGGAGGTACATGATGTTTACAAAACGCTGTACGAACATATTTCAGAAACGTTAGAAAAATTGCAAAATGAAGTGGATAACTTACATAAGGAATTGGGTCGTTTTCGTCGCGCCGTATCAAAGAGTTACGGTTGTATTTATTATGCTAATTGCCCTGTTCAACACGAGTTGCAAATCAGTGAAGCAATCAACCGTAAAAACGGTTCAGGAAAAGCAGGCAGACAGCCTCGTAATAGAGACGCTGTTAATAAAAACGATTCCGGTTCCGGAGGCGAAAACGAAACTGATAATTCCGATACCGAGACTGCTTGATTTACCGGCGGATGCCACTTTCAGTAAGAAGGACGGCAGGGCAAGCGTTGATGTAAGTTTAAAAGGCGATACCGTTTATATTACTGCTACCTGCGACAGTTTGCAAGCCTTAGTTGAATATTACAAGCGAGAACTCTTACGCAATAGAAATAACGCTTCGGCAGAAGAAACGGTAATTAAAAATGAGCGTTCAAACGGCATTCAATCACCGTTCAAACTAATTCTAACCGGCTTTTTTGCCGGTGTAATAATAACAATAATAGTATTCATAAAAGTAAAAAAATAAAATTATGGCAAAGACAAATGACGGATTTATCTTTGGATTGGATGAGTTCAATTTCAAAGGGAATAAGTTTGGTTATATAAGCGAAGAAGGTCTTACCGCTGCAGGCGATGCACCTTCCACAACAGACATACGTGCCGCACAGGCTAAAAATGCTGTTGTAAAATCATTGAACACGAATCCCGGAAGCGACAAGTTTAACTTTACGCTTATCCAATTGACCGGAGAGGGATTCAAAGATGTATTTGGAGGCGAAGTGGATGCCAGCGGCATTTACTCCGCGCCTGCCGCTAAGACAGTAGAAGAGGGGCCGGCAGTAATCAGGTGTTCGAGCGGTCATGTTATTGATATTCCCAAAGCAAGTCTGACCGGTAACTTAGCACAGGCGGTTAACCTTGCTCAAACATTGGCAATTTCCTGCTCTCTTACGATTCTTGCCCCTGAAGATGGTAGCGCTCCTTACAAGATTTATCCTCCCGGAACGCATCCTTTAACAGAAGGTTAATATGAACCTTGAGGAACTAAAAGCTTCCGAACTAATCTTAGACCTGGGCGTGCCGATACCCCTTCGCCCGCTCAGGTCTTTGGATTTTAAAAAGAAGTCTCGCAATATTGTAATCCGGCGGCCGTATATGGGAGGATTAATCCGGATGTCGGAACAATGGCTTAAAATCGGCGTGAGCCATGCGGAAATGAAAGAGTACACTATAGAGCAAAATATTGACTTTGTGGCTAAACATGGAAAGGCGATCAGCCGGATAGTAGCCGGTGCGATTGTAAGGGGATATTTGACATACAAACTATTTGGGGCGTTAGTCGCCTGGTGGCTTCGATGGCGGGTGCATCCGTTATTTTTGTCTGAAGCCGTATATCAGGTAATGGATAATTTTGATGTACGCCCTTTCAAGAATATTATCAAACTGGCGGAAGGGATGAACCTGATGAAGCCGCGTTTGAGCCACTTAAAAAACGGGAGTTAACGGGGCGCATGGAAGCCTCCCATAGCCCGTTCGGATTCGTTTGGCAAATAGCCTCGCAAACAGGATGGAGCGTTTCATATATACTGTGGAGAGTTCCATATCCCACGCTTCTGATGATGATATATGATGCGCCGAGGTATATGAAAGCCGATGAGATAAGAAGACTAAGCAGGAAAGGAAAGACAGGAACGAAAGTTTCAGGTCAAAATTCGCTTGAGTATTTTCAAACGAAACTAAATAACGAAAAAAAATGAGCAACACGGTAGAACTTGTATTGCTGATGCGTGATAAAACACGACAGGCGCTTTCGCAGGCCGGTCAAAACGTAGATGGTTTGTCTAAGGATTATGATGAACTGATTCATTCTATTCGTGCATCCGAAGTTGCGATGGAAGCATCATCCACTGCAGCAAACCGTATGGGTTCCGACTATGACAAGCTAAATTCAATTATACTGAAATTTGGAGGCGCAGCAGCCCTGACAAAATTCGGCAAAGAGATTATAGATGTGCGGAGTGAAATTGAAATGATGGAAAAATCATTCAACGTCCTACTTTCAAGCGAAGAACAGGCAGCCAAAATGTTAGCCGAATTGAAAAGTATTGCGGTAAAAAGCCCTTTAACTTTGACGGATGTATCCAAAGGCGCCCAAACCTTATTGAGTTTTAACATTGAAGCCGAAAAGGTAATCCCGATTATCGAACAAATCGGTAATATTTCAATGGGTAACTCCGACAAATTTAATTCGTTGGTTCTTGCTTTTTCTCAGATGTACTCTACCGGCAAATTGATGGGGCAGGATTTGCTCCAAATGATAAATGCCGGATTCAATCCATTATCTGTCATCGCAGAAAAAACCGGAAAATCCATCGGTGAACTGAAAAAAGAGATGGAAGACGGAGCGATCAGCGCGGAGATGGTCGCGGATGCCTTCCAATCAGTTACGGCCGAAGGAGGTAAATTCTATGGTATGATGGAAGCGCAATCCGAAGGAATTGCCGGACTGAAAGCTTCGCTTGAAGATGCCTGGGTAAATATGTTAAATGAAATCGGCAAAGGTCAGGAAGGACTTATCGCCGATGGATATAAATTAACCACAACTCTAATACAAAACTATGAGACGGTTGGTAAAATATTGCTGTCGCTTGTTGCAACTTATGGAACATACAAGGCGGCAGTTATATTAGCTACTGTCGCCGAAAATGGATGGACTATTGCGGAAGTAGCTCATTATAACATATTGTTATTGGTTGAGAAAGCGCAAAAATTATTGAACAAAACCATGCTGTCGAATCCTTATGTTTTGGTTGCAACGGCTGTCGTTGGGCTGGCAACGGCTATATGGGCGCTTTCCAGCAGGACGGATGCGCAAACTGAATCGTTAAAGCGACTAAAAGACTTACAGGACGACTATACTAAATCAATTGAGGGTGAAAAAACACAAATAGATATTTTATTCGGCAGGCTTAGAGCCGCTAAGGAAGGAACTGAAGAATATCAAAAAGCTAAGGACAATATTATCAGCAAATACGGGAATTATCTTGATGGGCTAAGCGAAGAAATCAGATCACTCCGTAATGTCGAAGCAGCCTATAAAGCCATATCTGCGGCGGCTATACAGGCGGCAAAAGACAGAGCAATTGAAAAAGGGACACAAGATGCAATAGACACCTATACAAATACATGGGGCAATAATATCAAAAAAATTCAGGAAAAATTTACAAAAAAATTCGGCGAAGCGCAGGGAACGTTATTGCTTGATGGTTTAAAGGAATCGCTACAGGACGGTAAAGAGTTACCCAAAGAAGTACAAGATGCCATAAAATCTTTTGACATAATTGTTCAAAAAGGCGGATATATGGGTATGGGTGGTTATACAGATACTGAAAATAATGTATCTGATTATATTGATAATCTTACTAAATCAAAAACGATTCTTAACAAAGAAGTAAAAGAAATCGAATCCATATTTGGAAAAGCTACCAAAAAAGAAGAAACAGGTGAGGAGAAAACCGAAATAACCACTTATACCAAACAGGTTGAAGAAGCAGGTAGAAAGGTTGATGAATTAAAAAAATCAATTAAAGATTTAAGAAAAGGGATTCGCCCCGAAGGCACAAAAGAAGATGAGCAATTTGATTTTTTATCGGCTATTGAGGCTAAACAAAAAGCGCTGGACGAAGCTGAGAAAAAGCTGGCAACCTTAACCGGTCAAAATAAAAAAACAACACGGTCGGAAGAATCGGCAGTGGAAAAAGTCAAACGTCAGGCGCAGGAACAGGCAGCCGCGCAACAAAAACTTATCAACAACGAAGTTAAAGCAGTAATGGAACGTCGTGCAATCGCCCTCGAAAACGAACAAAAACTGTTGGATATTCAAAATGATGGCTTTGATAAACGGCAAAAACAAATCGAACTGAATCACAGAAAAGAGCTACTCGCTATTGACAAACATGCTCAGGAACTAATCGAAAAACAGCAGGAATCAGAAAAACTTCAATGGGAAAAAGAAGGCAAGAAAGGTACTTTTACTCCTACAACGACCGGTATAAAACAACTGCCCAGAGAACAAAAAAACGAACTGATTCAGCAGGAAACCACTCTGAACAAAACAACCGCCGCCGAAACGGAACAGTTGTTGAAGGATATGCTGGAGCCGTACCGCACTTTTGCCCAACAGCGTTTGGACATCGAAAAGAAGTATCGGGAAGATATTGCAGATTTGCGCAAAGCAGGCGCGTCAGAAGAAAACATACAGATAGCCGAACAATCACAGGCGGAAGCGTTGGCAGCTTTAGACGAAGAAATGGCGCAAAAAGAGGCGACCTTTCAGGATTTCATATACCGGATAGGTAATATGAGTTTGGAACAGTTGGAAAAATCCCTGCGTGATGCCGAAAAGGCGCTTGAGAAAAGCGAAACGACAACCGGTAAAGACTCTAAACAAACGGGTATCTTGCGTGCCAAAGTCAATAAATTGCAAGAAGAAATCAAAGCGGCGAAAGCGGAATATGAAATCAAAAATTCCAATGAAGAAGAAAAATGGAATAAAACCTCTGCTGCTATTAAAAAATGCAAAAAGGAAGTTGATGGCATTTTGGAATCATTGGACTTTTTGGACGAATCAACAAAAAGTGCGTTGCAGGCTGCGAGCAATATTGCAGATAGCGCCATTGCGATGATTGATGGAATTAAAATATTGGCTGTCGGGGCATCCGCAAGTATATCGGCCGTCGAAAAAGCTTCAATAATCCTGACTATCATCAGCGCAGCATTTCAAGTTATATCCGCTATTTTCAATATGGCATCCGCATCGGAAAAACGGCATCAAGAGGCTCTAAAAGAAGTAATGGAAAACCGCCTTGCGATGCAGCGTCAATATAATCTTTTGCTATTGGAACAAAACCTTTTGTTGGAGGAAGCATCCTCTATCTTTGGTGAAAAGCAAATCGAGAAGGCGGCAAATGCAATAAAAGTTTATGGGAAAGCTATTTCTTTATTCAAAGAGGAATTGAAAGGCCCTGATGTGTCTTTTTGGGAAAGCGCTTTTTCGGCAGCATTGATTAGTAACGCAGCCGCAGAAGAAAGCGCTAAGAGATATAATGCCTATATGCAAGGAATTGGCGCTCTACAAAGTATTACAATCAAAACCGGACACGAAAAGACCGGTCTTTTCGGATGGGGAAAAGGCTATGATGTTTATAGCTCTATTTTGGATGTTTACGGAAAAGATAATCTTCTTAATTCGGATGGCTCGCTTAATATTAATTTTGCTAAAACAATTTTGGATACTCAAACGCTCAATGATGAAAATAAGAAACTGCTTCAATCACTCATTGATCTTCAGGAAGAAGCCAACAAAGCACAGGAAGCATTGCGGGACTATTTACAGGAAACGTTCGGCGCTTTGGGTAGTGATTTAATGGATTCCATTGCCGCCTCAATACAAGATAAGGGCGTCAGCGCCTGGGAGGCTTTCGGAGATGCCGGGGCCAAGGTGATTGAAAATTTGGGAAAGCAATTGGCTTATGAATTATTTTTTGCCGACAAATTCTCGAAATTGCAAGAGGATATAAAAGCGATATATAAAAATTCGACCGACCCTGAAGAAATAGCTCGCCGGCAGATGGAACTGGTCGGACAGTTTTATCAAACAATTGAAGGCGACATGGAAACAGCACAAGCCTTTATGGAGAATTGGCAAAAGAAAGCCTCCGAATATGGCTTTGACCTTTGGCAAGGCGAAAACGGCGGTTCTTCCCAATCCGGCAAAGCCGGAGCCTTCACTACCATGACGCAGGATCAGGGAACTAAACTCGAAGGTTTGTTTACATCGGTTCAAATGCACACGGCAAACATAGATGAAATAGTAACAAATATGAGCGCCTCCATGTATGCGGCGCTGGATTCATTAATGCGCATTGCAGAAAACACGGAATACTGCCGGCTACTGGAAGTTATTTCCTCAGACGTAAAATTAGTCATACGCGACGGATTAAAAATGAAATAAAATGGCAATACTCAAGGGACTTTTATTTATCAACAACGTGGATGTATTTACGCAATACGGCGCATTTCTTTCGGAGGATAAAGCATCCGACAACACGAACTACGCTGCCCTGTTGAAGCCGGCTGCAATGAAACCGTACGTTTCGGTTTCGTTTCGTGAAGAAAACGGAGAGAAGCTGCCGGAAGTATTGCTTCCGCGTTCTGAAGCCCGCGACGTCATACTCCAGTTTGCTATCATCGCTGATAATGCAACAGTCTTTTTGCAGAAATATACAAGTTTTATCCAGTTCCTAAAGTCCGGATGGCTGAGCATCAATCTTCCGGAACTGGGCAAAATATTCAAAATGTATATGGTTTCTTTTACAGATTATGAACAGTTGATGCCGGTAACGACCGATACCGGAATGGTCGTAGCATCAAAATTCAATGTCAAATTCAGGGAGCCGAATCCCACTTTTTAACAGTGTTCAAATAACATTTAAACAATATTCAAATGGCGCTAAAAATATACAGTCAAACGGGCACACTGAAGGCGACTATCTCACCGGACGATAGTTCAACCAACAGCAAAGGCATTATGGACGATAATATCCTGACGCTTACGTTTAAACATTTTGATTGTATATCCATTGATGTCAATGATTATACCGATTTTGAGGATGAACGGTATTGGGCGATTGAGAAGTACACGCCTGAGCAAAAATCTACTATTGAGTGGGAATACAACCTGAAGCTTTATGGATTGGAAAGCCTTATCAAGCGGATTCTTGTCTTAAAATTAGCGGATAATGAAAACGAACCGGTATTTTCCCTGACAGCTCCGGCTGTTGAACATATCCGGTTATTTGTGGAAAATATCAACCGGGCAATGAATACTACTATCTGGAAAGTCGGCGAAGTAACTGTTACGCCCAATTTGACCATAGATTATTCAGGAACGTTTATTAATAAAGGTTTGGATCAAGTGGCAGAGTTGGCAGGTACCGAGTGGTGGATTGAAGGTACAACGGTCAATCTTTCAAGGTGCGAACACAGCGTCCCTGTTACATTAGGCTATAAAAACGGATTGATTTCCATTTCCAAAGATACAAACGAGAATGCACAATTCTTTACCCGCCTTTTCCCGGTCGGAAGTACCCGGAACATAGACCGGACAACGTATGGATTTAGCCGGCTGCAATTACCAAATCGCCAAAAATATGTTGAGCAAAATACGGAATATGGAGTTATCGAACATTTTGAGGAAGTTGCATTTCAGGATATTTATCCTAAACGAATCGGGACTGTTGGAATCGTCCGGTGCGAAGAAAAGACAGGTGACGGCGATAAAACTTTTATCATTTATTATTATACCGATTCGGGATTGAACTTCGATCCGAATGATTATGAACTGCCCGGGCTTGTGAAAAACGTAGTATTTCAGAGCGGAGAGCTAAACGGACGCGACTTTGAGGTTAATTACAACTCCGAAACACAAGAGTTTGAAATTATTACTCAATTTCCTTACGGAGATGATATGCAACTACCGGGCGGTGCACTCATCCCGAAACCCGGAGACGAATACATCCTTTACAATATCCGGATGCCAAATGAATATTATCCGATAGCCGAAGCGGAATTTGCACAAGCCGTCCAAGACTACATGGACAAAAACAAATTAGACAAAGCTGTTTACAAGGCTCCGACCGACTACATAGACTTGGGAAACCGTAATATTCAATTAACGCTTGGGCAGGCAGTCCGTTTGGAAAGCGCTGAGTTTTTTCCCGCTCTTGGCTACCGGTTAAGCCGAATATCGCGCATTTCCCGAAAAGTAAACAATCCTTTACAGGCGGATATTGAAATATCCGACTTGACCGATCGAGGAAAAATGACGGCTTTGGAGGGAAAGATAGATCAAGCTACCCATTATGTAAAAACCGAAATCGGCGGATTATTCCCTGACGTTATAAAGAGTTGGGAAAGTACCCTTGGGACAGATACAAACCTGTTCTCGGCCCGAATGACACTATTGAAAATAGCCGAGTCGGCACGTAATACAATTCAGGATGCCGTCAATTTATTTGGCAAGGCGCTTATCGAATATGCCGAAACAATCTCCGGGAAGTTCTTAAGGAAAGACATTCACGACACAGCAGAAGAAATAATAACGTTCCAGAAAGGCATCGAAGTTTTTGGCGATGCAGTTGTTGAAACATTAAAAGTCAATAGCAATGCTTTTTTTATGGATACCCTTTCGTCTGAAAAATTTACTTCCGGCTTCCCCGGAGGGACAGGCTGGGCGATGTTCTGGAAAAAAGTTATAAATGCGGCCGGGCAGAATGAAAAGAAATCCGTTATGGAATTGGACGAAATAACCGTGCGTGGAGTGATGCGGGTTTACGAATTTATCATTTCGCAACTGATGGGCGAAAATGGCACGCGCATCACTTCAGATATGATGCACGTTCATTCTATCGACCCCGCAACCAAAACCATTTATTTGGACACTGAAAACGGGATACTGTACAATCCATTTCGGGCAGGCGACATACTGATGGTTTCACAGTTTTTGCCGGCCGGCGGCGTAAGGCAATACGAACTTCGCGTCCAGACGGCAACGGTAGGAAATATGACTGACGGCGAGAACCGGCTCGATGCGATTACCTATTCCAATTTTGTCGGCAGCGAAAGTGATGTCCGGTACCGTGATGTGCTTACCCGCGTAGATTCAGTCAGCAATACAGACAGGAAGGGAATTATCAAAACAACCAGCGTAGAAAACGGAGCGCCGTATATGGATGTTCTCTACGGAATGAAAACCGATCCGGACAACGCTCTGAGAGCGCGTCTTGGTCGCCTGGATGGCATTATCACTTCTCTTTGGGGGCAACTGAAAGGTTACGGACTGTACGCTGAAAATGCTTATCTCACCGGTGAATTTTGTTTGAAAACAGGAGAAGACGTAAAAACAAAGTTTGACATTACGGACGGTAAAATAGAAACCGAGATAACGAATAGAACAATTGCTATCAATGGTGTATATTCGCTTATAAATTCGGCCGGATGGATAACTACTGCGGAAGGAAACATCCTGTGGGCTTCCCGCACGGAGTTTAATGCACTTGGCGACCGTGTAAGTTTAGCCGAAAGTTCTATTATCCAAAACGCAAACAACATCGCATTAAAAGTCAATAAAACCGACTTTGATGCGCTTGGCAATCGAATGACCGCTGCTGAATCTTCAATAAAAATAAATGCAAGCAATATCACTTTAAAAGTCAATCAAACCGATTTCAATATCTTGGGCAATAGAGTGACAGCAGCCGAGAGTTCCATTATTCAAAATGCTAACAGTATTGCTTTAAAAGTCAGTCAAACCGATTTTAACGCGCTTGGTAGCAGGGTTACAACTGCTGAAAGCAACATTATCCAAAACGCAAACAACATTGCATTAAAAGTCAATAAAGCCGACTTTGATGCGCTTGGCAATCGGATGACCGCTGCTGAAGCTTCAATAAAAATAAATGCAGACAATATCAAATTGAAAGTCAGTCAAACCGACTTTGACGCATTGGGAACGAGGGTAACAACGACCGAAAGCAAGATAACGCTTAATGAAAACAGCATATCGGCGACAGTAACAAGAGTCAATAATATAGAAGGAACTATTGCATCTGCAGGCTGGGTGACGAAAAATGACGGGAATCTGTTATGGGCAAGCAAGTCAATAGAGAATGGCGAAACGATTGTTTCAAAAATCAATCAAACGGCATCTGCCATAACGATAGACGCACAACATATCAAATTGGAAGGTATTGTTACAGCAAATAGTAACTTCAAAGTCCTGTTGGACGGTTCCATTGAGGCAAATAACGGAAAATTTACAGGAAACATACAAGCTTCATCCGGTAAAATTGGGGGATTTACAATCAATGGCGGCGGTTTAACAAATACGCCTTTTGGGACTGGCAATGAAGCATATATCATATTTCGTGACGATCCGC